ACCAGTGCTAAACAAAAAAATAATGAAGCTTTACTGCTCACAAAAATAAAAAAAAAGACGGCGGAATTACCCGCCGTTTTGTTTTGGCTAATTTGCGTCTTTAACTTCGCCACCTGCGAAAATGTAAGGATTGATATATCCTACATAATTTTCCAACACAAAGTCTTCCGGTTTGGCTTTGACTAATTCCGCCAACGCCCACTCATAAGGGACAACATCCCAATCCGGTACTGCAGGCAAGGTAAACGTATTAATACTTAGCGCATCTTTGCCCTCGTCTTTTTTTGCTTTTGACGCGTATGATGCAATGGTAACAAAAGTATTACCGTTTACGTAGTCAGTTTGTAACCCGCTTACTGCGTGATAGCTTGCGCTTGCACCAGTGCGAGGCTCCTCGATTATTTTTTCGATGTATTTCATTTTTTTGCCTTATATGTTAGATAAATTGATAATTATCATACTTGGGTATGTGTCATTGATTGGCTTAGCAGGCACTGAGTCCCCGATATACTCGCCGTTTATTTCGGTTGTGTTAAAACACATATAGCTGGCCGAATTATTGCTACCGACTTTAAGCCCAGGGAGTAACTCTTGGTAGCTCCCAAAGTTACCGGTTGGTATGGTAAAATGTTGTTGAGCGAGCAATCCTACCTTATGCCCATACATTTTAGTGACCTGTGATTGACCATCAAGTCTTACGACATCTTGTACTAATAGTGGCTTTTCAGACGAGTTTAACACCACTCTCCCTTGGTCGTCATATACCTCAAAACCATATTTATCTGTTGACTTGTGAGCCAGGGTAAATTTATGCACTGTTATAGTTGCTTTGGCGCCATTGTTTACCGGGCAAAAAGCAAATCCAACATTGCTTAGATCGTCGTCGTAATACATCAAAACCGAATTGTATCTATTAAGATTTAGCGGGTCTGAGTGATGCAGATCGCAGACAACAAAAACATCTGTAGGCTCACAATCAATCATTGCAGTGGTCAACTCTCCATTAACGCACTCTTGACTTAACTTGTGGGTCGATTTATGGACATAAGACCGATACTTAGAGTCAATCTTAAGATCCGCGGAATTGATACCGTACTCTGACATATTAATATACTCCTATAATTAGTTTGTATTGATGTGGATTTTTAATCCCGTTTAAAGCGGGCGAACATGTTATTTTTTTGTTTTCGACTCGCAGAAAAACCTCCCACTGTGCTGTTTGGGCCTTATCTATTGGCAACAACCACCCAACTAGTCGCTCAGTGTCTTTTATTGGGTATGTAAAAACCGTCTCAGATTTAGCCGATACGTTATACTCTCCAATCAGTCTAAGTCTGGGCATGGTCGAGTCAAAGATCATATTGCCATTATGATCAAATGTTTGTATCCCGTATGATGGCACACCACCTCCTTTTTTTTGACCTCTCAATCTAAAAACAAAAAAAGCAACCGCTAATGCGATTGCCGTAACTAATGCAATATAAATAATCATGATAACCGCCCTATTTTAACCCTTATCATCCCGCGATCGTCATAAACAATGATCGTCTCATTGTTTATGTATAAACCAACATTATTATTTGGATTTGAGCGGATAGACACTTGCCCTTGATTATTTACAGCAAATCTACCATCACCAATATTTAACGACCCGCCATTAATAATCGGCGAGTTTAGCGACTGGTTGGCTCTGATATGTTGCCCAAGGATTGCACCATCTGCGATTAAATCACCGCTCAAAGCAAGACGACCATTAGCAAGCGTAAATACATTTTGCACTGTGCCATCAGTGGCATTTTTGACAACGCCGAATTTATCCGCCATCACAATGACTGAGCTTTCCGCCGTATTGCCGTCACTTGAGGCACCAAGAGCAATACCGGCAATCGCGGTACGTCCACCACCGACTACTTGCGTTTTAATGGTGTGCGTTGACGACAGCTTGTTATTAACACCTGCAACTGTGCGGCTCACCACATCAATCTCCGCCTTGCTTTGGGCTACTGCGTCCGTTTTTGCCTTGTCTGCTTTGGCTTGCGCGTCTGCTTGCCATGTGGCGCGCAAACTTTGTTGAGCAATGCTAGCAACCTCGGATTTGTCCGCTTTGGCAGTGCGGATATTTGCGATTGAGCCTTCCGCGGCACCAACTCTCGCAGTCAACTCACCCAATTTTTGAGATTGAGCGTTATTTGTCGTTGCTTGCGTTTGTTGGTAGTTTGTCAAGTCCGCGGACACCCTCGCTATCTCAGTCGAGCTATCTTCCGGCGCAGGGCTCCAATCTGTCGCCACTGTGCCGCGCTCTAGCTTGACGTTTGACACCTTAATGTAATCGGATGTTTGATAGCGTGCTTGTACAATAATGTTGCGGATTGACTTAATAGCTTTAGGGATAGTATGTTGTGCCGAGATACGCTGTTTTAAGGTCTTTTTGACGCCGTTAACAGCCTCATCATACCAGGCCGAAAAATAGCCAACCGAATTATCATCATAAACCACTGATAGCTCGGCTCCTATGCGAGGATATGGCTTGCCGTAAATGGATGTCGCGTTAGATAAGTCAATATCACAAGATATGATTAAGCTATCCCCTTGGGTTAATGAGAGCGCAGGAGATACATCTACATTTACGGTCTTGGTTTGATTGCTCCCGTTAACGGTTAAGATTTTATCTTGCGACCCGGTTAATAATGCGTAGTTACGACCACCGACAGACACCCCGTCAACTTTAGCGGATAGATTTCGGATCTCGGTTGCTCTCGCACTATCTTTTTGGTTGACAGTCTCACGCAAAGATGCAATACCACTTTCCGCGTTAGCCACCCTGCCCGCTAGCGCTTGTCTAGCTTGAGCTTCCACCCTATCTCCGTCCGCTCGTGCTTTTTGCTCAGCGGTTATGCCGGATAATGCAGATTCCGCTTTGGCCGTTACTGTTTTAATCGTTTCGGCTTGTTGCGCATCAACTTTTTTAAGCTCGTTGATTTGCGTTCCGCGCACCTGTGCTTCATTAAGCGCTTTAGCAACCGCATTTTCAGCAATGCTTTTCGCTGATTTGGCCACTTCCAAGCTACTAGTAATTTCTTTGAGTAGATCTTCTGTGAGCGCGCTCTTGTTGATTTGCCCGTGGATATAATCCACAATCGTTTGTGCGTTTCGTTCCGTTACTCCATGGACCGCTTCAGTAAATTTACCTGCGACATCTTTACTCACCATGCGCGCCCAAAAATAGTACGTTTCAGCGACACCTAAGCCGGTGTAACTGTAACTATTGGTCGGGTATGCGAGAGTGATTAATTTACGGGCATTCGCAAAGTTATTATCTTTACTTACCCAAATTTCGATTGCCGCATTCGTGTTCGCAAAAATCGGGTTCCGCCAATTCAGGTCGATACCCATTACCTTGCTTACGGTGACAAGCTCTTTAATGTCAAAATTAACGCTAAAGCTCTTTGTAATCGGCTCTGATAGCTGTCCAGCAAGATTTTTCGCGCGAATTTCAGCGATATAGTCGCCGTCTGGCAAGTCGCTAAACGCGATAGACGGCTGATCCAAATCGTCGTAAACGTTAAATAAATTACTGTTACGATAGAGTTTTACTTGATATTTAAGACCTTGACCGACAAAGTTTGCCGGCGGCTTAAAACTCAATGAGATTCCGCTGCCTTCCGCGGTTACTTCGGCGTCGCTTACTGCCGACACCCCGGCTTGATGTAACGTTGTATTACGCGGCTCAAAATTTGCCGAGTTATCAACAATCACCTGTTTCTGAGGTTCATGCTGTAACGCTGTGATAGTATAATTACCATCGTTTTCAGAGATGCCGATTGCTCGGTATAATTCGGTACGTACTAACGGCGTTTGTAGTGCCCAATTATCATCAGGGGTTAAGTTTTCCGGCGCGCGCTCAAGATTAACGATATTGCCAGCAATACTTATGATTTTCACCCGTTCGGTGCGCTGTCCGTTGTTATCTCTCACAACGTAGGAAAGATAACTGTCTCCCTCAATTTTGATTTCACGATCTAATTCGACCGCACTTTGATTAATTGCGACAACGCGCCCGCCGAGGTTTGTTTTAGCCCAACTATTATCCGCAACTTCAATGATGTCGCCCGGCAAGTGGTGTAATCCCTCGCGCCCAACGGTAAATGTAATGGTGCATTGCTCTAATTTAGATGTGACAAGCACCCATTTCCCATAGCGGCGCGCCTGGCCGCGTGATGTACAGGCAAACGCAGTGATTTTTTTAACGTTGTAGCCGTAACGAGCCACCATCTCATCATCAACAACATACTCAATAGCTTTTTGATACATGTTGTTTTTGTCGGCATACTCTACCTCAACGGCGGTGTAAATAGATTTCAGCGGGACATATTGACGAGCAAATTTACCGTCGATTACGTTTGCTTGAGAGTATGTGCAGACTGGGTCTGTCGGGCGGTCTTGGATCGCTAACATCTGCATTCCGTTCCAGGCCACGATCGCGCGGAAAACGGATGACATATCGTTTAATACTTCATACGCCGAGCGCTGTTCCGTGATCCAAATACCCGCCGTC